TAGCAATAGTCTGAAAGAGGCAGAGGTTAAAGCTGTCGCTAGGTCTAATGTGGGTATGGACACCCCAGTAGCAGACGTTCTGTTGGGAAAATTTATGGATAAGTGATGTTTAACGTCAAGGACTTTCTCGTAACCCGCGCACAGGCGTATCGCCATGTGTTCTCCGGGGTTTATTCGGAGAAGGTTCTTGATGATCTTGCAAAGTTTTGCAGAGCAAGCGAACCCACGTTTCACAAAGACCCTCGCGTTGAGGGCGTACTACAAGGCCGTAGGGAAGTTTGGTTGCGAATTACCAAGCATCTCAACATGACTCAAGAAGAGTTATGGGCTCATTTTAACCCAACACAGGAGAAGTAAAACATGTCCGAAGACCAAGGGTCTGTATCAACAGGCAACCCGGAAGCAACGGAAGCCTCAACACCCGCCCCCGTTATAGAAGCCTCGGAGACTGTCTCTAGTGGGCCCGACACGGGGTGGTTCGACTCCATTCAAGACGCTGATATGCGTAATTGGGCGACCAGTAAGGGGCTGCAAAATGGCTCTTACGAGAACGTCCTGGGGAGTTACCGCAATCTTGAGAAGCTCATGGGCGCCGATAAGGCCGGCCGCACTGTGACGTTGCTCGGGGATGACGCGACTGACGCCCAGCGCAACGAGTTTTACGGCAAGCTAGGCCGCCCAGAGACTGCGGCTGATTACGGCCTCGCTCCCCCGGAAGGACAGAACGGCGACTTCGCGGAATGGGCCAGCAACGTGTTCCACGGGGTTGGGTTATCCAAGGTCCAGGCCGAGAAGGTTGCAGAGGCGTGGGATGGTATGCAAGCCACCCAGCGACAGGAAACGGTGACCAAGGCAGAGGTTTCTTCGGCAGATGCCGTAGCCACACTCAAGAAGGAGTGGGGCGCCGCTTATGACCAGAAGGTCGCCGGGGTTGAGGTCGCCGCCGGCAAGCTGGGCTTAACCGAAGATCATCTTGGTGGTTTACGGAGTGCCCTCGGTCCCGTCGAGGCCATGAAGTTCATCGACATGTTGAACGGGAAAATGGGGGACCACAATTACGACAGCGGAGAGCCTGTGGTTTCTGGTGCCATGACCCCGGAGCAAGCCAAGACTGAGTTGAACGCGCTGTCATCGAACGGTGAGTTTATGACCGCGTGGCTTTCCAGGAGCCACCCCGGTCACAAGGACGCCGTCGCCAAGAAGTCGGCCCTTGCCAGACAGGTGTCGGGTATAGAGGCGTGAAGCAAGAACGCCTAGAGGCACTGAAACTGGCATGTTCCGTTGGGGGAGACAACCCTGGTGGGATCGTCAACAGGGCCGCTCAGTTTGTGAGGTTCATCTCTGAGGGTGAGGTACCCGAAACTTTAGAGGTTGTCTCAGAAGTGAAACGTGATAAAGCCGGATGCTGTGGAAAGAGAGCCCGGGGGCGTCCAAGGAAGACCCCCGTGGTAACAATTGGATAGGAGGCGATGGCGGCTAGTACCGCTACCCTTTATCTCAAGAACACAGGAACGGCGGAAATAACCCCTGTTGCCCCCTTGCAACATATGTGTCATATATATCACAGAGCGCACCATAGTGGTGTCGAAAGGGTCCGCTGATAACCCATGCTGGGCCAGTACATGACCTGAGTAGTGGCCCCGAAATTCTCGGATAAGCCTTTAGCTTCTTGTTCTTAACCGACAGAAGGAAGGCTATTCCCATGTCTAACGAAATCCTAGACTGGTCTGTAATAGACTATAAGTCTACGGTAGAACACCTGCTTCAACAGCGTGGCTCGAAATTCCGTATGAGTGTGATGGAAGACAGCTACCAGGGGAAGTCAGGTGCTGCCGTAAACCAGCTGGGCGCAGTCACGGCGCAAGCCAGGACTACTCGCCATGCTGACACCCCGTTGATTGAAACTCCCCACGATAAAAGATGGGTTTATCCCACCGACTATGAATGGGCCGATTTAATTGACGATCAGGACAAACTTCGCATTATCGCTGATCCAACCTCGCCGTATGCGATTAACGGCGCGATGGCAATCGGTCGTGCGGTGGATGACCTCATCATCACCGCGGCGACGGGAACTTCCCTGACCGGCGAGGATGGCACGACCTCGACCTCGTTCCCCGCGGGTCAGACTGCCTCAACCACCTCCGGTGGTCTGACGGTTGTCAAGCTGCGTGAAGCCATGCAGTTGCTGATTGCCGCAGAGGTTGATGTCGATAACGAGATGCTGTACTGCGCCATCGGCGCACAACAGCATGACGATCTGCTTGGTGAGACTCAGGCCATCAGCCTTGACTTCACCAATCAGCCGGTACTCGTTGAAGGTCGCATAAAGTCCTTTATGGGCTTTAACTTCATCGACAGCCAGCGTCTGGCGCTTTCCGGCACTGACCGCACGGTCATCTGCTGGGCCAAGTCCGGCCTTCACCTAGGAGTTTGGGGCGATCTGACGGTCCAAATTTCTGAACGCTCCGACAAATCTTACTCCACCCAGGTCTATGTGAAGGGCACCTTCGGCGCCACTCGGGTTGAGGAAAAGAAGGTCGTCGCAATCACTTGTTCTGAAGCATAGGAGGGTTTGAACAATGACTACTAAACTCTCAGCAGAAATCACGAATTTTGAGGCTTCCCCTCAAGTCGTGAACAAGACGCAGAACTCGGGTGGTCGCGTCCGCGTGGCCCAGGGCACCGTTGCCTTGGCTACTACGGATATCGACGACAACGACATCATCCACATGGCTGTCCTCCCCGCGGAGGCTTCCATCGTCCACATTTGGTTGGGCGCGGATGACATGGATAGTGGGTCACCGACGTTGGCCTTCAATCTTGGCGTTTACACCACCGCGAAAGTTGTCAGCGACGAAGACGCCTTCGCTTCTGCTATCACTCTGGGTCAGGCGGCGTCCACGGTCACTACGGACTACGCCAACGAAGCCCGCAACATCAACGAAGTCGGGCAGAAGTTGTTCCTCGACGCCGGTGATACCGTGGCTTCGCACGACAGCTTGTACTACATCTCCCTGACTGTCTCCAATGTTGCCGCCACCGCGGTCGCTGGTGATATGTCCTGGATCATTGAGTACGTCATAGACTAAAAAGGTCGGGGGCGGCCCACAGTGGGCTGCCCCCGGTTTTTTGTTCGACTGAAGGAGTGACTATGGCTGACGCTGTTAGTATCTGTAACATTGCGCTTCAGAAACTCGGTGCCAAGTCAATCAGTGCGCTGACTGAGGACACCACAGAGGGGCGAGCTTGCAACCGGATATATACTCAATGCCGGGACAGTGAACTCCGCGCTCATCCATGGAGCTTCGCCCGTGAGCGCGTCCAGGTCGCAGCGGATAGTACGGACCCAGAGTTTGGTTACGCGAAGCGGTACGCTATCCCGACAGACTCTCTTCGGATTCTCCCGACCAACGGGACCAACGGCGATCCTCTACAGGATGACTGGCAAATCGAGGGCCGGTTTATCCTGACTGACGACACCTCTCCGATCAACCTGATTTATATCAAGCGTGTGACTGATGAGAACGTGTTCGACGTTCTGTTCATCGAACTGCTGACGGCCCGCATAGCGCGGGACATCGCGGAGAAGGTGACGCAGTCCAACACGAAGAAGGACGAAGCCACCGCCCATTATATGGGCATGCAGAAAGAGGCCCGTAGGATCAACGCCTTCGAGCGGCCGCCGCAGGACACCCCGGAAGACTCCTGGGTTGTTGCGAGACTCTAGATGGGCAAGGTCTCCCCAATACAGAACAATTTTAACGGGGGTGAGATATCCCCGCTTCTTTATGGCCGCCCTGACATCGATAGGTACAAGACCGGCCTCAAGACATGCAAGAACTTCATCCCCCTTGTCCAGGGCCCGCTGGAGCGCCGCCCGGGGTCTGCCTTTGTCATAGGGGTCAAGACCAGCTCCACGGCAACCCGCGTTGTTCGGTTTGAGTTTTCGACAACGCAAGCCTACATCATTGAGTTTGGCAATCTGTACTGTCGGTTTATCAAGGATAACGCGCAGATTGATAGCGGTGGCCCCGTCGAATTGGCCACAACGTATGCAACTGCCGACATCTTTAATCTCCGGTTTACACAAAGCGCGGACACTCTGTACATCACGCACAATGACTATGCCCCTCGGAAGCTGACCAGAACGTCTGACACCGCGTGGACTATCACAGATATCACGTTCAAGGACGGTCCGTTTCTCAACACCAACGCTGAGACCACGACCATCACGCTGTCCGGGACCACGGGCTCTGTGACCGTCACGGCGTCCTCCATCGTCGGGATTAACGGTGGCACTGGTTTCCAGACGACTGACATAGGCCGCCTTATAAGGTGGCAAGACCCCGCCGGCAATTTCACCTTCCTGACCATAACGGCGCATACCAGCACCACCGTCGTGACCGCCACCATCGATGGCCCCGATGCCTCTGCCGGCACGGCCACCACCACCTGGCGGTTGGGTGTGTGGTCTGCCACCACGGGGTTCCCGGCGGTTGTCACGTTCCACCAGAACCGCCTTGTCTTCGGCGGTTCAACCGATTTCCCCCAACGGATAGACGCCAGTGTTACTGGAGACTTTGAGAACTTCGCTCCGTCAGAGGCTGACGGCACGGTGGTTGCTGACGGCGGCCTGACAAGTACCCTATCGGCAGACACGGTGAATGCCATCCGGTGGCTGGCGGACGATGAGAAGGGTTTAATTATCGGCACGACTGGTGGCGAGTGGGTTCTGCGATCCTCAGACGCTGGTGGTCTGGTGACTCCCGCCAATGTGCAGAGCAAGCGGTCCAGCGCCTACGGTAGTGCCCAGGTGGCGCCAGTTAGGGCCGGCCGCGCACTGCTTTTCATCCAGAGGGCATCACGCAAGGTGCGGGAACTGGCGTTCAGCTTTGAGGACGACGGGTTTCGGTCACCTGACCTGACCCTGGTGGCGGAGCATGTCACCAGGACCGGCATCATTGAGGTCGCCTATCAATCAGAGCCACAGAGCGTGGTGTGGTGCGTACTGACAGACGGTACGCTTTTATCCATGACCTACGACAGGGAACAAAAGGTTGTCGGGTGGGCGCGCCACATATTAGGTGGTCAGTCCGATGCGGCGGGGACTCAGGCTGTGGTGGAGAGTGTGGCGAGCATCCCTGATCCTGACGGTACGGCAGACGAAGTGTATGTGGTTGTGCGGCGGGAAATTAATGGATCGTCTGTGAGATACATAGAGTTCATCAAGCCGTTCTGGGAGGACAGTAACGACCAGGAGGATGCGTTTTTCGTGGATAGCGGTCTCTCTCTTGACGCTCCCAAAACGATCACCGCCATCACTAGGTCTGATCCCGCAGTTGTAACGGCGTCTTCGCATGGATTTTCTGATGGTGATGAGATTCGGATGACAGAGGTCAAGGGTATGACCAACGTCAACAAGATTGCATACACCATTGGTGAGAAGACAACGAACACATTTGAGCTTTTCAGCAATACCAGGCAAGCTACGACCATAGCCGCGGCGACTGTTGCCAACCCCGTTGTCATCACGGCGCCAGACCACAATCTGTCGAACTCAGATGCAATTCTGATAATCAACGTCGGCGGGATGGTCGAACTCAATGGTAACGGATACACGGTTGCGAATAAGACCACCAACACATTTGAGTTGTCGGGAATCAACGGTACGGGGTTTACCGCCTACACCTCGGGTGGTGATCTCCACGCGGCCGTAGACTCCAGTGCCTTCTCGACGTATGTGTCTTCGGGGAAGGCGCGAAAGCGGGTCACCTCGGTCTCTGGGTTGTCGCACTTGGAGGGAGAGACGGTATCGATCATGGTGGAGGGGGCCGCTCACCCCGACAAGACCGTGGCATCTGGTGCCATCACCCTCAACAGTTCGTCATCCAAGGTTCACGTTGGTCTCGCATTCACATCCGACATGGAAACCCTGCGCCTTGACGCGGGGGCCAGAGACGGGACTTCGCAGGGTAAGTTGAGCCGCATACACAGATTGATTATCAGGTTCCTTGATTCGCTTGGTGGCTCTATGGGGCCAACCACTAGCGATCTTGACGTTCTGACGTTCCGCAAGGGCGGTGATGCGATGGACACCGCGGTGCCCCTCTTCACCGGGGATGTGGAAATAGGATGGGACGGTTCATATAGTGATAATAATTTGATATTCTACCGGCAGACGCGGCCGTTCCCGGTTACCATTGAGGCACTGATGCCACAGCTTAATACACAGGATCGTTGATATGGATGTTGTCCCATTCATGGCATCCCACCTTGAGCAAATGGAGTTGCAGGGGGCGCAAGCGTACCTCAGTGGCTGGGTGTCCAAGAAGCAGGGCCTGGCGCTTGAGAAGCAGCGGTCGTTCACGGGTATTGTCGAGGGCCTCCCTATTGCGGTTGGCGGCATCATCAATCAGTGGCCGGGGCGCGGCCTTGCGTGGGCGTTTCTGTCTGATGTCGGCCCCAAGAATTTCATCAGCATACACAGAGCGGCAAGCGAGTTTTTCAACACCAGTGACTTGCGCCGCATTGAGATGACTGTGGATTGCGAGTTTTACGAGGCTCATCGATGGGCCAAGATGCTGGGTTTCTCTATGGAAGCGGAGCGCATGGCTGCTTATGGGCCTGATGGTCGTGACTGCTCACTATATGCGAGGGTGAGGTAATGGACCCATTAACAGCAATGATAATTGCGGGCACCCTGACCACCGCGGTTGGCTCCATTAAGCAGGCTCAGGCTGCGAGTTCTGCCTTCAAGTTCAATGCCCGCACGGGGACTGCAAACGCGGCCGGTGCGAGAGCCGCGGCTGCCGAGAACGAGCGGCGGGAGCGGCGCCTGGGGCTCAAGCGCATGGGCATTTTAAGGGTCGGTGGGCAGACTTCCCTGGACCTTCTTGAGGACGCCGCAATGGAAGAGGAGTTGAATGCCCTTTCCAAGCCCGGGGATTTGACAATACAGCCGCCCTTGATCGTTTACGCAGACAGTCGGCCAAGACTGAAGGATATGTCTCGGCGGCCGGCACATTGCTAAGAGGTGGAGCCGACTATTATGAAACAGACTATCTACTGAAGAGTTCAAAGGAATAGATCATGCCAAGAATATACAACGCTCCGGCTAATGTGCAGGGAGTGGTGAGTGGCCGGCGGGCATCTTCTGATGACTTGAGTGGCGCTGGCGCGGGGATGCAGTCTGTTGGTAGGTCGATCTCTGCCGCCGCCGGCAGCATGGCAAATACTGAAATCCGCGAGAATAAGTCGCTGGTTGCGGCGCAGTTGAGAATTAGTGATCGTGCAGACACCATTTCCCGCATTCGCGCAGAAGGGGCATACGATCTTGAATTACAGGCCGCGAGTCAGGCTATCGTTGACGGCAAGGACATGGCTGACCCCAGCGTGATTAGGGTATTTTCGGAGAAGACCGCGGAGATGGCCCAGAAGGCTTTGAGCAATTTCTCCGGAGGAGCAGACGCGACGGCCCGACTAACGGCGAGCCTAGACGCGCGTAGAAGCAAGGCGATGCTTGCGTTTAGCACGTTGCAGATTGGTGCTAGCAGAAAATACATGGACGGTTATATAGCGTCCGAGACCTTCCGGATCGGTGCAGAGGCCACGGCGTCTGGGGATATTGACGCTGCATTTGAGGCGATGGCCGTCCTAATGGAGGACACCTCCAGGGCCAGGTCTGCTACTGAGGAGCGTTCGGACTTTGATTCCGGCAGGGCGTCCATTTTGAAGGCCGTGTTCGACTCCTTCATGGAAAGTGGCGAGATTGAGGCCGCGGAGGGTGTGTTATCCCGTGAGGGTTCCCTTGAGTTGCTTGGTGATGATGCCAAGAAGATGCGTGGGGAGATTACCAAGATCAACCGGGCTGCTGCTAAGGGTGCTGCAAAGGGGCTGGAGACGATAGCTGAACTTGAGGTAACATCGGGCATTCCTTACGAAGACTGGACTCCGGATATGAAACTTCGGGCCTCTAAACTGGCTCCTCCAGTTGGCAAGAAAACCCTATCTGATAGGGTTTCTGAATTAGCCACAATGACAGGTCAACCAGTAACTCAAGACCAGATCAATAAGATGGCTGGTGCCTTCATCCCGGCAACCGATCCCGCCGTATTTGGCAAGGGGGCACCGGGTCTGGCCCTGGCAAGGTTGACCGATGACGCCCTGTCGTTTGGTTCGGGGTCTCTTGATGATACTGAAATGTCGAGATACATCTCGTCTGCATATCTCTACCTACAGGAAGTGCGTTACATTGACCCTGACAGTGGGGTGCTGGTCACCAGGCGCCCGGAGTTACCGCCCTTCGTGATCGATGCGTTCATTAAGTTGGATATTCCCATCCCGCAACCCGGCGGGACGGGTGCGGGTGACACGGGCGATGCTGATATCCTTAGCCGAGATGCCCCGCCCGTTGCGCCAGAGGACACCGTTTTTGGTCTGGCTGAACGGGTGACTGGCCCCATAAGTATTCTGAAAGGCATAGCCGGCGCCACCCCCATTGTGGGCGATTTCTACCGTCCCGAGGAGGTGGAGAAGGCCAAGGCATTTGTTAAGATGCTGCAAGCTAGCTTGATTAACGTACTCCAAAGAAACCCTAAATTCAGCGAAGGCGAGAGGCAATCTCTGAAGCGTGATATTAGCATCGAGGGCGAATTCTGGGATACGGTTGGAGCCTACAGGAACAGGGTTATAGGTATTGCTAAGTCTATAGAGGTGAGGATCAAGGCGGCCGAACAGGTTCTTAAGCTGCCAAGGCACTTGACGACCCTGGACGCGCGCAAGCGGGCCAGAACGGAGCGCATCGCCCTTGAGATGTTCCTGGAAAACCTCGGTGCACCACAGGTGATGTCTCCTGAGGCTGCTTCACGCCTCCCTGAAGGCGCATTTTTCTTGGGTGAGGATGGTGTCCTGTACGAGAATACGCCCAATATCAAATGGGCAGAAACGGACGATGAGGGGGGAGAGTAGGAATGGCCGAGGATGCAGCAAACCGCTACGGGAGGTTCACAAGGGCCGCTGACACACCCCAGGGCGCGCCGGACTCCCCATACGCAGGATTTAAGCCGGCTGAAGCAGACGCTGCCAGCAAGGCAATAGCGGTCGGCCAGGGGGTGGTAGGCGGTGCACTGGAGACCGGCGGCGCGGTGGCTGGCGCATACGCTGGTGCGATTGCTATGGCCCCCGTGCCTATCCCCGGGGCCAGGGTGGCTGGGGCGGTAGTTGGTTTTGGCTTGGGTGCTTATTTCGGATACCAGGCCAAACAAGTGGCAGCGGATATCACGGTCCCCGGAACAAGCACCCCTCTCACCAGGGGCGGCATAGAAGATTATGACCCAGAGCTTCGCCCCTACGCCGTTGGCGGCGAGGTTGTTGGCGGTGCATACCCATTTGCAGCCGGCACGATGGTCCTCGCTAGAAGTTCGTGGAGATTTGGCAAGAGCTACGTTGGTAGCATGGTCAACAGAATCCTCGACTCTGCCAAGAACACCCCTGGAGCGTTTCTCGCGGCAGAAAGCACAGGTGCCACTGGCGCGGCAGTTTGGGGTGGAGGTGCAGAGGCCGCTTTCCCAGGAAAGAAGGGCGTCAGGTTTGGTGCCGAAATGACTGGGGGGTTTTTCAATCCAGTGCGGCTTGGCATCATATCGTACAAGTCGGTAAGGGGCATCTGGACGAAGGTTTCAACAATGATGTCTAAGTCGGGGCAGGAAGACCAGGCGTCTCGCATTATCAATGCAGCGATAGAGGAAGCTGGGGAAGACCCCATACTTCTCGCCAAGCTGCTTGAGGACGCAGCCCCCCTGGCCCCGGGCATCGGCCCGCAGACAGCGGCACAACGAACAGGCAGCGAAGCACTGTCCATATTGGAAGCGAAGCTGTCGGAAATTAACGGCGCGTTTTCCAAAGAAGCGGGGGAAATGACGCGAGCCAACTTTACCATCCTAGCCACGATGATAGACGCTCTCAGAGGGAGTTCGCGCCCCGGTGCGATGCAGAAAATAGCCGCCCTGGAGAAGCGCAAATTTAGGATGCTTCTGGACGGTCTGGTCGCCGCTGGTGAGCGTGATTTGGCGGTTGCTGTTAGACGTATCACAAAGGATACCCCAGAGGCCCGTGCGATCTTCAGTGCCCAGGCCAAAGAGGTGCTGGGGAAATCCCTTACCATAGCAAGACGCGCCGAGACAACCTTGTGGACACAGGTTGATGAGACTGTCGAGGTTTTGGGTGCGGACGGCGTGTCAGGTGCTGATGCGGTATTCGACACTATAGCAAACATCCGCTCGACCATTCTGTTACCAGAGGAAAAGCTACCCGCCATCATTGCGGGGTTCTTCAAGCGTCTTAGGGCGCACAAGAAGTACGCAGCGGCGGCTCTGAAACCCCTCAAGGAGGGCGCCAAGAGAAAGAAGCCACCGCCGCCGATCACCACGGGGGAACTAATCAAGATTAGAAGCCGCAGCCTTGCTCTGGTTATGGAGGCCCAGGCCAAGGGAGACTATAGTGATGCTCGCACCTACGGGATGGTGGCAGAGAGTATTCTGGACGATCTGGACGGTGCGTTTGTTGGTGATGAGGCGTACACCGCGGCAAGGTCGTTCTCCCGCGAGCTACACGATGTCTTCACAAGGACATTCGCTGGGTTGGCCCTGTCAAAGGGGGCAAAGGGGGCTGATAGGATACCCCCGGAGCTTCTCCTCAACAGAGCCCTGGCAACCGGAGGAGACGCCGCCAATATGCGTCTCAGGGAGCTTGAGGAAGCCACCAAGTTCATGTCAAGTAAGCATATGTTGATCGGCGAGGAGGCCCCCGCTGCGGCGGAGTTTGCGGCCGTTATGACCGACGCCCAGGAACGCTTGCTGCGCCTCGCTGCTGCTGAGACTGTCAGGGACGGCCGCCCCAATGTTAGGTCTCTACAGAATTTCATAGATAATAATTCCGTATTAATGCGGCGGTTCCCCGACGCCCGCAGGGACTTGATTGCGGCCGTGGACTCTGAGAAAAAGATGGCCGACCTACTGCGAAACCGCAAGGCCAGTACGCGGGTTGCAGAGCAGCGGGCCGCATTTAGCTCTGTCGCAAAAGTCGAGAACGCGGCAACTGTGATAAGGGGTGCTGTCGGTGGCATGAACCCGGAGCGCGATCTCATCAAGCTGGCTAAGTTGGCGAAGAAGGATTTAACGGGAGAAGCTACAGAGGGTCTGCGGGCGTCCCTGTTCGATTACGCCCTGGCAGTCGGCACCACAAACGGTGTGGTTGACTTTAAGAAAGTCCGCGCCGCGCTGTTCAGCCCCGTCAATCCACGGCAGCCAAGTGTTGCCGCCATCATGGAAAAGGCTGGTATCTTTGACCCCAACTCCATGTCCGTTAAAAGCCTGGTCAAGATACTTGATGAGGCCGACAAGCTCACCAAGGTTGCGGGGGTGTCTGGCCGTGAGGGTGCTGAAGAGGTTGCTGGGGTGGCCGACAGTCTGTTCAGCATGGTTTTGCGCGGGTTGGGTTCAACCGCAGCAACGAGGGCGGCGAGGAAATTGGGGATGCGTGGCTCTGGACCCAGCCTTATCATCGCAAAGGAGGGTTCCAAGCTGGCCCAAACGATAGTCGATAAAATACCGATTGGGAAGGTCAGGGATATCTTAATTGAGGCCGCCAAGTCTCCAAAATTCATGGCTATGCTCATTCGCAGGGTTAAGCCTGGCGCGGAAGAGGCGGGATGGTATAAGCAAATCCACTCCTACATGCTTCAGGCCGGTTTTTTCAAGGCTGAAGATATGATAACTGGGGAACCTGTGGAGTAGCGTTGCCACCGATACCGTGGTATATTTGCCACACATAAGGAAATAGGTACATGACGATATCCTCGACTGCGAACAGGACAAGCACCGCTGGAGACGGGTCGGCCACCGCGTTTAGCTTCCCGTACCTTTTCCTTGCGAATGACGACCTCAAGGTGATCCTGGTTGTTGACAGCACCAGCGTTGAGACCACGCAGACGATCTCGACGCATTACACGGTTGCCGGCGTTGGTGTGGCGGCCGGTGGGACAGTCACTATGGTGACGGCTCCCGCCTCGGGTGAGACGTTGGTTATTATACGCGAGGAGCAATACACCCAAGGGCTCGACCTAGTCGAGAACGACCCGTTCCCGTCCGACCTTGTTGAACAACAATTCGACATCCTGACCATGCTGACCCAACGGTTAAAGGACATAACCGACCGTTCGGTCAAACTCTCGGATGGCGACACCTCTGGCGCGAACCTGACCCTAGCTCTGCCGACCGCCAATACGGTGCTACAGTGGAACGCTGCGGGTACAGCAATGAAGGTCGGGCCTACGGCGACTGACATATCCGACGCCTCCACAAACGCCACCGCTGCTGCTGCGAGTGCGACGGCAGCGGCAGCAAGCGCAACAACAGCGGCAACGAGCGCCACAACGGCGGCAGCAGCAGCAGCCACAGCCCTTGCGGCAAAAATCACGATATCGACCTCGGCCCCTAGCGGCGGAAGTGCTGGAGATCTTTGGTACAGAGTAACTGTCTAAATAGGAGACTAATCATGGCGGCTCTATCAGATTACGCAGAGAAGTTGGCTCTCGACTTCTTGATGAATACACAAACGGCGACCCGACCCACAGCTTGGTATATTGCTTTGTTCACCGCAGCCCCATCGGACAGCGGCGGGGGTACGGAGGTGTCGGGCAATGGCTACTCTCGTCAGGCCGTGACATTCGGCGCGACGCACGCCACGGCAGGAACGACCGACAATACCAACGCCCAATCGTTTACCGCGAGCGGCGGTAACTGGGGAACGATTACGCATCTAGGAATATTCAGCGCGTCATCGTCAGGCAACCTGATCTTCCACGGTGCGTTGACAGCTTCCAGGGTGGTCAATGACGGCGACACGCTGACCTTCTCGATTGGCAATATCGACCTGACGCTCGGGTAATCGGAGATTTAATTATGGCACTAACCGCACCAAAGCCCCGTGTCCGACAAACCAGTACGACGACTGGGACTGGTACATACAGCTTCGACGCTACTATTCCTGACGCGCATCTGGGATTTGTGGCTGAGATAGGCAATACCAACACCTGCCATGTTCTTGTTACGGATAGTGCGAGCAACGACTGGGAATGGGGTATTTATACGGTAACTGACGCCTCTCCTGATACTCTGGCGCGCACCACCGTCAAGCGTTCGACAAACAGTAATGCCGCTGTAAGTTGGAGCGCGGGCACCCGTACTTTATCCGTTATCTGGCCTCCTGACGTAACCGAGATGCTCGCGCTATTGGGCGTCGAGGCCGGTGCTAAAGACGATCAAACGGCATCTGAAATCAAAACTCTTCTGGAAAATGGAATTGACAGTGTTCACTATGTGGATGGTTCAATAGACACTGCGCATCTTGGTGATTTACAAGTAACAACAGCCAAGATAGCAGCGGACGCTATCACAAGTGCCAAGATTGGTGATGACGTAATAAATTCGGAGCACTATGTAGCAGCCTCTATCGATAATGAGCATCTAGCAGATGATGCTGTTGATTCAGCAGAGATTGCGGATGGCGCTATAGACCTTGTTCATATGTCTAGCGAATCTGTAGACGAGGACAATCTCCATGTATCGAACTCTCCCACTAACGGGTATATGCTCACAGCCCAGAGCGGCAACGCGGGCGGGCTAACTTGGGCTGCCGCCGGTGGCGGTGGTGGTGCTACAGACATTAATGGGCTGTCAGATGCGTTAATTGAAAGTAATTCTCTTTATCTTGGTAATGACCCTTCTGGTACGACCAGCACAGCTGAATATAATGTAGCGGTAGGCACTACTGCTTTAGATGCGATTACAACAGGAGATAATAACACTGCTCTTGGCTATGATGCGCTTACTGCCAACACCACTGGTTCC